ATCGTCGTCCCCTATGACGTAGAGCAACGGATTCACTCGCAGCTCACGGAAGTGTTCCGCCGTGGCGCGTTCTCGCGCGTGATACCGAACGCGCACCGCGTCAAGCTGCTCGTCTCACATGACGCCCAGGCGCTACCCATTGGCCGCGCCACACTGCTCCGCGAGGAAAGTGGCGGCTTGTACGGAGAGTTCCGAGTGTCTAAGGGCTCGCGCTCCGATGACATTCTGGAACTCGTGAGAGATGGCGCTTTGTCAGAGTTCTCCATCGGATTCCAACCAATAAAGGACCAGCGCCGCCCCGACGGGGTAGTGGAACGCCTGGCGGCTCATCTCGCCGAAGTGTCCCTCGTAACTTTCGGAGCATATGGTCAAGCTGCACAAGTGGCCGCCGTACGTGCACCATCAGCAACGCCGAACCTCGACGCACTTGACGACATTCTTCGCAGCTTAGGAAAGTAGCCATGCCATCACCTCAACGCGTCAAAACGGTCACTTCAACCGCCTCGGAAATTATCGGCGCGGACCCAACCAACCGCCCCGTATGGCTCCAAATTGACGGGAACAATACGGTCTATATCGGCGATAGCACAGTGACCACCGGCAACGGATTCCCTATTGCGAAACACGCCGCCCCTATCCAGGGCAGTCTCGCCCCAGGCCAGTCACTATGGGCCATATGTGCCGCAGGCCAGACCGAAACAATCCGCATATTCTCAGCACCAGAGGACGTTTAGCGATGCCGTGGCACATTGAAAACAACAACCCTGCCTGCCTCGGCTACGCCGTCGTCGAGGACGAAGACGGTGAGCTCTACGGGTGCCACCGAACAGAGCAGCAAGCGCAGGCACAACTTGCCGCACTTTACGCCTCCGAAGATAACGACGACGATACCGATGAGCCACTCGACGACGACGACGAAAACCTTGCGAACGAAATCGGCATGAGAGCCGCCACCCCGAACATGGACGCCGCGCGGGAAATACTCGCACAACTCCGCAACGGGTGACTAAACTACGATCCAACCGGCACCCCACCATCGGAAGCGAGCACCCCGCCAGGCGCGGCACCCTCCACCGGAGCGAAGTGGCACCCCGTACCCATACGGCCACTACCCAGGAGAAACCCCAATGGCTAACCAATTCCTCTCGAATCTTCGAGAAACCCGCAACACAAAGAGCGACCTAATCGACGCCACATTGAACCGCGCAGCCGAAGAAGCCCGCGATATCTCAGACGTCGAACTGGCGAACATTCAGGCACTCAAGCTTGAAATCGACAAACTCGACGCCCGTATTGAGCAGATCACCGAAATCGAAGTGCGCAAGGCAAAAGCCGCAGAGCTCGCCGCAAGCGTCGATGGTGACACTGTTGAAACACGCGCAGCAGCACCCGCCCGCGTCATCTCAGAGGAGCCCACCTACCACGAACGCAGTGGCAACGACTTCCTCGCCGATGCCATCGCCGCAGAGTTCGGCGGCTCATACGAAGCACGTGAGCGCATCGCTCGTTACCAGCGCGAAAGCATGGAAAAGCGCGACAGTGGCAGCAGCAACTTCGCCGGCCTCGTAATCCCGCAGTACCTCGTCAGCGAGTTCGCAGGGCTCCGCCGTCCAGGCCGCCCCGTTCTCGATATCTCCACAAACGCAGCACTGCCATCGCAAGGTATGACCGTCAATATTGGCCGCCTTACCACTGGCATCACTTCCTACGTGCAGGCATCAGAGAACTCAGCACCAACAGAGTCCAGCCCAGACGACACCCTGCTCACCGTGAACGTGAACACAGTGGCGTCTATGTTCGATATCTCCAAGCAGGCAGTATTGCGCGGCACCGGCGTCGAAACTCAGCTCCTCGGCGATGCAGTACGCTCATACCAAAGCAAACTGGACAGCCTGGCAGTCAATGGCTCCGGCTCATCTGGCGAACACCGAGGCATCTTGAACACGTCAGGAATCAACGCCACCACCTACACAGACGCAAGCCCAACCTGGGCCGAGTTCTTCCCGAAGCTCGTGGCGGCCATTCAGGACATCAGCAGCAACTTCTACGGCGGCGCGACTCACATCGTCGCCCACCCGTCACTTATCGGTTGCTGGCTCCGCGCCCTCGACTCCACAAACCGCCCACTGTTCAACGCAACAGCCGGCAACCCATTCAACGCGCCAGGCACATATGACCGCCCCGCGTACGACATGGGTGGCTTGCAGATTCTCGGTATCCCCGTCATCGCAGACGCAAACGTACCAACGAACCTCGGCAGTGGCACAAACGAAACCGCCGTCATCGTTGGCGACTTCCGCGAGAGCTACATCTGGGAGGACAATGGCGGCTCGCCGTTGTACGTCCGATTCGAGCAGCCAGACGGCAACATCGCCATCAGAACGGTTGTATTCGGATTCTCGGCATACACCGCCGGCAAGTACCCGACCGCGTTCTCGGCTATCACCGGCACCGGCCTCATCACCGCAAACTGGGCCTAACCCTCCCCACGTTGAGCCAGGGCCGCGCACACCGGCCCTCTCACGGTGACACTAATGAACACTGAAGCACTCATCGAAGCACTACGGCGAGAGCTCGACGGATACGTCCGGCGAGGTATGGCAGCACGAGCCGAATCTGTCCGGCAAGAGCTCGTCCGACTCGGCTGCTCGCCAGGTGATACGCCTAGCGAGGTTGTGCCAGTCGAGTCGGACGGCACCCCTCCACCGCGCAAAGCGAAACCGAAACCGCCCGTCGATAACACGCCGCCACCATCATCGAAGCGAAAGCGGGCGAACTCGTGACCATCACGAACGGCTATATCACCCTGGCAAGCCTAAAAACCTACCTAAAAATTGACGACAGTGTGGAAGATTCACTGTTGGAGTCCATCATTGAAAGCGCCAGCAGGTCCATTGACCGCATCGCCAACCGCCGCTTCTATCTCGACTCGACCGCCACCGCCCGCACATATCGCCCCATTGGCAACCTCCGCGTCATCGTGGACGATATTGGCACCACCACCGGCCTCGTGCTCAAAACAGACCCCGACGCTAATGGCGTCTATCAGACCACGTTCACGCTCAACAGTGACTACATCGTGGAGCCCACTAACGCACTAGCCAAAGGCCGCCCCATCAACTACCTCACTATCGTCGGCCCGACCGCGTTATCGCTCCCCGTGAACTACTGGCCCCAGGTGGAAGTCACCGCAAAGTGGGGCTGGCCATCAGTACCGGACGACATTGAACAGGCCACCTATATCCTCAGCGCAGACCTTTACAAGCGCAAAGATTCCATCGGTGGAGTGCTCGGCCTTTCAGAGCTCGGCGCGATTCGCATGAGCCCGTTGGGGCGTGATATTGCCGCTATGGTCCGCGCCTACCGCCGCGAGTTCTTCGCGTGAACCCGACCGCAGTCCGCCAGGGGCTCGCCACCGCCCTCGACACCATCACCGGCCTCCGTTGTTTCGACTATGTACCCGACGGCATACCTACACCGGCGGCCATTGTGGAACCGTTAGAGATCACCTACCACGAGGCGAACATATCGACGGGCCTGCAATACTTCCGCGCGTACGTGCTGCTCATCGTTGGGCGTATGTCGGACCGTTCCAGCCAGGACAGAATCGACGCCTATCTGGCGAACACGGGCGCGAGTAGTGTGCCCGCAGCTATTGAAGCGGATCGCACGTTAGGCGGTGCCTGCTCATCTCTCATAGTTACCGAAGCCTTGCCGCGTTCGGTAGTAGTATCAGGGATTGACATGACCGCGTACCGGATACAGGTGGACATTTATGGCTAGCAGCTACCGCATACTTTCAGACATCTCAACACTCGGACCGCAAGGCGGCACCGTAACCGACGCAGACCTTGAAGCCGCACAAGTGAGCGCGGAGCTGCTCATCGCGTCCGGCATCATCGAACCAGCAACCAAAACCACCAAAACAGACAACAAGGAGTAACCCGATGGCTATCTTCGTACTTACCGACGCCAGCGTCACAGTCAATTCACAAAACCTCAGCACGTACGTCACAAGCGTCACGCTCAATTATGAGAAGGACGCAATTGAGACGACCACAATGGGGGCCACTGGCCACGTATTCACGGGCGGCTTGCAGAATCTGTCCGTCACGCTCGAAGTGCAAAACGACGAAGCAGCAAACAAAACAATGGAGACACTGTTTGCAGCAGTTGGCTCCGGAGCCAATACGCTCGTCTTGAAGAACACCTCCACAGGGGCCACTTTTACTTGCTCGAACATGTATCTCCAAACTTCGACACCCGTGAACGGGTCCATTGGAGAGCTCGCCACTCAGAGCATCACATTCACCGGCGGAAGCGTAGTCAAGAGCTAACCCATGCCACTCAGTCTCACCGTCAAGCACAAAGACGGCTCCGAGAGCCGCACAACCATCACCCCGGCGACGGAGGTGGCATTCGAGGAACACTTCGGCAAAGCATGGACCGAAGCGTTCAGCAGTGAATACCCCTACAACGGCTACCTCTACTTCGCGGCCTGGCACTCAATTCACGACGACGGGCGCACCGCGCTCGACTTCAAGGCATGGCTCCGAACGATGGACAGTTTCACCGTCGAAACGGCGGAAGATAGCCCTTTGGACCAGGCAGCACCACCTACCTCGTCGCAGCCTTAGCAGTCAAAACCGGCATCAGCCCACTTGACCTACTCAAAACCCCGCAACCAATACTGGCCGCGATGATTCGCCTGGCATTCAGTGGCGGCGATAGAAAGACAGGAACGGACGCATGGCAAGAACTGGCACATATGGCTACCGCTTAGAGTCCGGCGGCCGCCTAGAAATCGAGGGCCTAAAAGAAGTGCAACGGGCCCTCAAAGGACTCGCCGAAGATTCCCGCGAAGATATGAAAGATACCCACCGGCAAGCAGGCGAGATAGTAGCCGCAGCCGCGAAACCACTGGCACCCGTTCGCACTGGCGCACTATCGGCCACAATTACTTCCAGCCCGACAAAGTACCAGGGCCGCGTCCGAATTGGCCGAGGTGCATCTATCCCGTACGCCGGCCCGATTCACTTCGGTTGGCCCGCGCGTCGTATCGCCCCGCAACCGTTCGTCTATGAAGCATTAGACGGCAGACGTGAAGAAGTGAAACAAGCCTACGAACAACGGATTGGTGACCTCATTGAACGCCACAAACTCGCCCCAGGGCAACGCTCCACCGCTAACAAGTAACAAGTAGAATCGACACGTATGGCCGCGAAATCTATCTCGATACCCGTCACAGGTAACACAGCGCCACTTCGTAAATCTCTCAACAATGCACAAAAAGACCTAGACAGATTCAAGAAAGAAGCCAAGAGCAGCATGACGGAGGCGGCGCAAGCGTTCGCCGTCGCCGGTGCCGCAGTAGGTGGCCTAGCGTTCAAGTTCTACGAAGGATTCCAACGGGCAGAGCAAGCAAACAAGCGCGTGTTCGCTATTGCTAAATCCATGAACCTTTTCGGCATGGAAACCGGCAAAGTGACCAAAAGGCTTACGGACCTCGGCGACGAATTAGAACGCGAAACCGGACTAACCGCCGAATCCATCAAAGAAACCCAGGCCAAGCTGCTCACATTCAAGCAGATCGCCATCACCGCAGACCAGGCCGGCGGCGCATTCGACAGAGCCACACAGGCCGCAATAGATATGGGCGCGGCAGGATTCGGCGAAGCCACAAACAACGCCGTCCAGCTCGGCAAAGCATTACAAGACCCGATCAAAGGCGTCACCGCGCTTGCGCGTTCCGGCATCACATTCACCGCGCAAGAAAAGGCGAAGATTCGGACCCTCGTGGAATCTAACCGAATGCTCGAAGCGCAGGACCTCATCTTGACGGCAGTGGAGCAGCAAGTAAGCGGGACCGCAGCAGCCACCGCCACCGCAACGACAAAAATGAAGAACTCGTTCGGGGAAGTGTCCGACATTGTTGGCGAAGGATTAGCGCCAGCATTCGAGGCGTCCGCCGTGGAGCTCCGGAAGTTCGCCGATTGGGCCGCTAAAAACGAACCGATTGTGGCGGCGATGGGCGCGGCGCTCATAGTGTTACCTGGTGCCATTCTTGCGGTACGTGGCGCGATGCTCGTGGCTAAGGGAGTCTCGTGGGCGTATGCAGCAGCGCAAGCGGCAGTGGCGGCCAGCAATATTGCAGTGCAGGCGTCCACTGTTGTCGGAATTGTGACGGCAGGCATCGCCGCCGCAGCTATCGCCACACTCACGGCGAAGGTATATAGCTCCGTCAAAGCAAACAAAGAACACGAAGCCAGCATCGCCGCAGTGACCGAAGAAACCGGCCTGATGAAAAACATGATCGACAAGGCCAAAGCGTCCGCCGATGCTAAACGCGCAGCCGATGAAGCTGCTGCAAAAGCTCAGCAAGACGCCGCCGATGCCGCAGCGCGGGCCGTCCAAGCGGAAAAGGACCGCTACAAGACGTTCAAGGACAACCTAAAGAGCGCCAAAGAGTCCATCAGATCGTACGTTGCCGAAATCGCCACCGCCATCAACTCGCAAGTAAATCTGGCGAATGCGTTCGGCCAGGCGACAGACTCCCAGGCCGAAGCGACGGACAGACTAAACGAAGCACTGCAAGAACGCCGCGACGCGTATGCAGCGTTGCAGCAAGCAAAGGCCACCGGCGACTCGAAGGCATACGCCACCGCACTCGAAGCCGTCGCCACCGCAGAAGGCAAAGTGACCGAAGCACAAGCGGTCAAGCCGAAGAACTACACCCAGATATTTGCCGAACAGATAGCAGCCGCCAAAGCGTTCGGTGGGTATGTCAAGCAGCTCGCAGCCGCCGGCCTATCTCGCGCGGGCCTATCGCAGATTCTCGACCTCGGCCCCGTCGCCGGTGCACAAGTAGCCAAAGACCTACTGAGTGGCACTAACGGCATGAGCGTCGCCAGCCTAAACGCAGACCTCGCAGATATCGCCGCCACTGGCACCGCCGCCGGTATGGCTATCCCAGGATTCGCCGAAACACTCGGCGCAAGTGCAGGCCGTTCCGCCCCTGGCGCTTACTACATCACCATCGAAGCGGGCGTATCGTCGCCCACTGATATCGCTAAGACGGTGCAAGGCGTCCTGCAGACATACGGCGCAACGAATGGCGGCGTAGCAGTCAAAACAAAGCGCCCGAAAGCGGCGGCAGGGAAACGGAAGTAATCTACCCCGCGCCGATTGTCGAGATAGCGTTCGCCTCGACGCCATACACTGCCAGCCCGACGTGGGTGGACGTCACGACCTACGTGCGGGAAATCACCACCCGCAGAGGCCGCAGCGATGAGTTCCAAGACTTCGGGAGTGGCTCCGCAACCGTGGTGCTCGACAACCGTGACCGCAGATTCGACCCACTCAACACGTCCAGCCCATACAACGGGCAATTAACTCCCCGCCGCCAAATACGGGTCCGCGCCGTCACCACTTCCAGCCCGCTAGTCACCCAGGACGTATTCAGGGGCTACATCTCAGGCTGGCCCGTCAGCATGACGGACGCCGGATTCGATAGCACCGTAACCATCGAGTGTTTCGACGCCCTCGGCCTATTAGACCAGGAAGAAATCCCCGACGACCTGGCGGACGCATACATTCGCAGCCTCAACCCGCGCCACTATTGGCCACTAACCGACCCAATAGACCCCGACACCTACACCACCGCAGAGCTCGCCGATTATGGCACCAACCCGCAACCATTGGTGCCCTTTCCACCAGTAAGAACCGCCAACGCCGAAGGATTAGCGCCTGGCCTGCCTGATACATCGATTCTTGTGGCCGACGATGAGTTTCAGCCAGGTTGGACATTTACGGCACCATCACCCGCAACCGCAACGGCAACCACCACAACGGCGTGGTACGTACAAGGCACAGGGGCCAGTACCTTAGTTCTGCAATATTCCGTCGGTTACGGCGTAGAAGTAACCTACGACGCAGACACCGACACCATAGAAGTCGCCATTTACAATGGCACCAACCGACTCGCCTACACCGGAACCGCCTACCTAGACGTAACAATTCCGCACCACATCGCCGTCCTTGTCAATTCAGGCGCAACCTTGAACGCCATCTACGTCGATGGTCAAACAATAACCACAACACAAACCAGCAGCGCGTTCGCTTTCACATTAGGCGAAGACTTCACATTCGGACCAGGCAAAAAACAACAAGTAGCAATATTCCCCGCATTACTCACCGCCGCAGAAATCACCACCATCTACCGCCTCGGCCGTAACGTCCTCACCGAAACCACCGCCGCACGATTCAACCGGCTCATCGGGTACAGCTCATTCCCGTCCGCCCTGGCATCAGCAACCGCGTCACCCGTCGCCAGCGTCGGAGCGTTCACCATCGGCGGCCCAAGCATCGCCAGCGAACTCGAAGTCGTCAGCGATTCCGAAGGCGGCAACCTCTACGTGAACAAAGCCGGCGTCGTAGTCATGACTAGCCGCGACCAATTTGCAACCGGTACTAGCCTCACTAGCCAGGCCACCATAGGCACCACCGGCATCAGCATCGGCACCAGCCTCGAATACCGAATCGACGCAGAGAACATGCGGAACCAACTGGCGGTCGGCTACTCCGGCGATGGCTCCATCGAAATCACCGATACCGCAAGCAGAGACGCCTACGGCATCGCCGGCGGGAGCATCACCACGCAGCTAGTGAGCCAGGACGACGCCGAAGCCCTCGGCCAATTCATCGTAGGATTCTCAGCCACTCCGGCCGTCGTAGTGTCACCCGTCGAAGTGAACGTGGCGGCAGTGGCGGCCGATTGGGATACAGTGCTTGCGCTTGAATTGTTGGACCGCATCACGCTCACGGTGCAGCCCCGCACCGGCTCCGCGTTCACCCAGAAGCAGCTAATCCAAAGCATCGAACACCGTGTGATTCCTGGCCAATGGTCCACCGTTCTCAATGGCTCCGTCCGTTACACCAACCCGTTCGTGCTAGATAGCAGCCTGCTCGACGGTACCGACTTACTTGTTTAGAATTGGAACACTATGGCAACACCCACTAACCTCCCCGCCGCCGAAACCGCAGGCACTAGCCTCCCCGCCGCCTGGCTCAATGACCTCAGAGGCGCGTTTCGCATTCTGCAAGTAGTTCACGCCGCTACTACCACGGTCATCGTGAACTCAACTACCTCGTTTATAGATAGCGGCTTGACTGCCTCCATTACGCCGCAATCTTCGACCTCAAAAATCCTAGTACTAGTTCAACAACAATTCTACGTACCGACAAGCGGCGACGGGCTCATTGTTGCGCTGTTGCGAGGTAGTACGACGTTACAAAGTGCCGACTCAGGAGTTTTTGCACTCAATAGCGCCATCGTCGGCGACAGAAACTTTTTTTATCTAGACAGCCCCGCAACCACTAGCTCCGTGACTTATAAAACTCAATTCCGACGCGGAAACGCAAGCGGCGGCGCACTATACGCACAAATCAACACAAACCCCAGCAATATCGTCCTCCTGGAAGTATCGGCATGATTACAACACCGCCAGAAGTGCAACTACTACTAGACGCCGGATTCACCGACGGTTGGGCCATCGCCGGCGACGTCCTAGTCATATGGGAACACGATGAGGACCCGCCGCCACCACTAACACGGCCCGAATGATTCGCCGGCTCCTACCACTAGCGGGAGCCATCTACGTCCTAATCGCAGCGCAACCGGTGAACGCGTCAGAGCTCACCGTAACACTCACCCCGGAACAACCGGCGGTGCTCATCACGCTCGCCCCTGGCCAACTCGAAGCGATAGCGCACACAGACCAAAGCTGCACCACTGTCACCGTCGACGCGTATCTGTCGATTGTGCATGTACCCACCGGCACCGTCGTCATCTCAGACGATGACGGGGCACATAACCCGAACACGGACTGCGTAGCGTCCCGCATCACCTACCCCGTTCTCAACGATGAGTACGCGCTCCGCGTCGGGTCATGTTGCGGCCGCCCTTACGGCACGTTACGCGTCGAGATTAGGACCGGCGCACTCGCCGCCACCACAACCACAACACTCGCTCCACCCGAAACCACAACCACCGAAGCAGCCACCACAACCACCACCGCGCCCACCACAACCGTCGAGATAGCCACGACGACGACAGAGCCGGCGACAACATCGACAACCTACGATCCGACAAGTACCAGCACTAGCATCGCTAGCACCACCGCGCCGCCAACGACGCCGGTGAGCACATTGGCAACCTTGCCCGATACGGTGCCACCTATCATCACGGCCAGCACTAGCGCCCCGACGACGGCACCCGTCGAGATCAGCACCAGCACAAGTTCCAGCACATCAACCACATCACCCATATCCCCTAAGATATCTAACCCCTCCGTCAAGGCCGCAGCATCTAACGCGCTAGCGCCAGGCGTCACGCCGGAAGCACAACGGGCCATTGTCGCCGCATCGCTCACGATGCTCATGGCCACCCCTACTACAAGGACTAAGAAATGAAACTACTGCACCATCTCGCCGGCAACGTATGGACCTACGTCGGCGCGGGATTCGTTCTCATGACCGTCACCGGCGACGTACGCCGTACCGGCATCATTCTTACCGTCATTGGCGTCGTAATAGAATCACTGGCGGTTCTAACAGACAAGGACAACTAGCCGTGAGCATCTCCATCATCAAGGACGTCATCGGGCGCATGATTGCGCTATTCGTAACCTCAGCCGCCGGCGTCATCACCGGCGCGGCAGTGTTTGCGCCAGAAGTAACAGTAGCCACCTCATGCCTACTGGCCGGTTGCGCTGCTTGCGTTCAAGTGTTGCAAAAACTCGCCGCCGCATCGCTAGACGGTGGCCTCACCAAAGACGAAGTAGATCAGGCGTTCGGCATCAAACCCGAAACACGTGCAAAGCAGGGCAACCAGTGACAAACACGCAGCGCCCCTACACCGGATTCGACAAGATAGGCAAAGCCACCCACCCCGCAGCCAAGCAGCTCGCCACGTGCCTTGAGAAGCGGTTCGGCATGAGCTATATGGGCGGCCTAGTAGTTCGCCCAATGCGGTCAGCACCAGCCAACATTCAGAAACTTCCACCCACCGACCCGCGCGTCGCGCCATACATGAGCGTCCACGCCACCGGCCGCGCCATCGACGTCGGACTCAATGACGCCAAGAAACTCGGCGAAATCTTCGAGTTCCTCGTAGAACATGCGGACGAACTGTTCCTAGAAGAAGTGCACCAATACAGCTATAAAGCCCCAGGGGCTAAAAAGGCGTGGGGCCGTGGCTACCGATGCAGCAGAGCCAAAAAGAATCGGGGCATTGTCGAGTGGGACGCCCAAAATAACGGAGGCACCCCTGGCGGGCTCTGGCTGCACTTCGAGGTATCACCGTCAGCCGATGCCGCCACACTGCTCGCAAACTTCCGCGCCACTAAGGGCAACGGGTGATCGTTGCCTGGGTAGCGTTGGGCGTTCTGCTGCTGCTAATCATTGGACACGGCTAGCGGTAGCACCGGCTGAAGTGGCGGCGCTAGTTTCCCCTTTTTCGCTAGCGTCGCCACTCGCCACCAATGCTTGACAAGTGAGCGTCTAGTTGTAATACTGTCTATGTCTGCTAGTCCAGCAGACCACAACGAAAGAGGGAAACCATGCAAAACGTCACCGACGTCACTGCCGAACGTATCAACATCATCGCGCAGCAGCTCCGCCAACGATTCATCGCCGCTACCGTCGATGACATCGACGTATTCCGCGCCATCATCACCGTCGAAGGATTTGCGGGCCGTTTCGTGGTCAATTTCGAGGAAGTGAACCTCACCAACGTCATCTACCTCGTGCACGATGGCATCAAGGATTCCGCCGATTTCATCAGTACGCGTTCAGATTTCCACGCCATGCAATTCATCGCCAACGTGCTCGAAATGGCAAAGCAGGGCCACTAATGAGCTACGACGACAGACTCGCCGACTACGTGGACGTCGCGGAACGTATCCGCATATTCCGCGAACAATACCCAACCGGCACACTGCAACCCGTGAACCTTGCCGAACCGTTCAGCATCACCATCATCGGCGAGCGCACATTCATCACATACACCGCCGCCGCATACCGCACCCCCGACGACCCGCGCCCCGGCATCGGTGTCGCCTGGGAACCATTCCCCGGCAGAACCCCGTACACGAAAGATTCGGAGGCGATGGTGGCCGAAACTAGCGCCTGGGGCCGCGCCATCGTGGCGGCATTAGCAGCAGACACCAAGCGCATCGCATCGCTTGACGAAGTGAACGCGCGACGCGAACAAAAGCAGCAGCACCCCGCCGCCACAAGTGCACCGGCAACAAAGCCACGGCAAGAACCGGCCAGCGAACGGCAAGAGGCGGCAATTTTCGCCATGTCAAAGAAAGCCGGCAAACTACCACCCGCCAAAGGCACCCTGACCAAAGCAGAAGCCGGCACACTTATCGAGAACCTCCGCGCCGAATTGGACGCCGAACAATGAGCGACACCGAATTCACGATCATCGCCATCGCATTCAGCGCCTACGGCTACCTAGCCGCCAGGGTCCTCGATTACTGCCGCGACCTACGCGAACGCCAACGCCGCGACGAAGCCCGCAAAGCGTCCTACATGGCCGCCAGGCGCGTCACACTCCACCCCGCGCACCTTGCACGTATCCAAGACCTCGCAGAGCTTGACGACCTCCGCGACTACATCAGGCGCGGCGATGCTTGAGCGAGAGTTTGCGACACAAGTGGAACACCTCCTCGACCTTTTCGGGTGGCTATGGAAACACGACGAACCCGCAGTGCGGCAAAGCGGCAAGTGGGCCACCTCATTCCGTGGAGCTCGCGGATTCCCCGACTACATCGCCACCCGTGACGGACGCCTTGTTTTCGCCGAAATCAAGAACGAACGCGGACGCCTCACATCTAGCCAGGTGCTATGGCTCGAAACACTGCAAACCACTAGCGCGGAAGTGTACGTGTGGCGGCCTAACGACCTCCACGAAGTAAAAGAGGTTCTACGGTGAACACCCACGAACCGCTAACCGTAGGCAGTCTGTTCTCAGGGATAGGCGGCCTAGACCTAGGCCTAGAACGTGCAGGTATGCGCGTCATATGGCACTCCGAAATAGACCCATACGCGTCCCGCGTACTAGCGAAACACTGGCCAGAGGTGCCGAATCATGGAGACATCAAAAACATCGACTGGTCAACAGTCGAACGCCCCGACGTCATATGTGGCGGCTACCCATGCCAACCATTCAGCCTTGCCGGAAAGCGAAACGGAACCGACGACCCTCGACACTTGTGGCCCTGGGTCCGAGACTCCATTAGCAACCTACGACCCAAATACGCGATCCTGGAAAATGTACGGGGCCATCTCACTATGGGAGGACTCACCGTTATTGGAGAGCTTGCCGCCATCGGGTATGACGCAGAGTGGCAAATTGTTCGCGCGTCGGCAGTTGGGGCCACTCATCGAAGAGAACGACTCATTATTGTGGCCTACTCCAACGATTCACGGCGAAATAACACAAACAAGAATAGAAGCCCACAGGCGGCGACTCGATGCCGGCATGAAGTATTCCAGCCGTCTAACGCAAGCCATAGCGCTCAAATATCGCGAGGACGTTGGCTATCTTTCGCCCATGTGGACCGAACTACTAATGGGATTCCCGCCAGGGTGGACAGACTTAGAGGCTTAGGCAACGCCGTCGTGCCACAAGTAGCAGAAGTGATAGGCCGCCTCGTTATCGCCAGAGAGAAAGCGTTGCGATGACCGTGAACGACTACCCCAAAATCCTCACCGTGGCTTGCGCCATATGTGGCGAACCCGTCACCATCGCCATCGAACTCATCATCGGCACCCCACGCCCCATTGGCGGCCTCATGCGCGTCCCATTCGACCCGGAGCCGACAGTGTTGCAAGGCTGCCACCATTTCTACGAAGGAACTGATACCAATGCCATCTGAAACAGACACCCACCGCATCTTGACGGTACGCCTAGAACGCGACACCATCGAACGCCTCACCCGCCTCGCCGGCAAGTACCAGGAGGCAGAAGGCAGCCGCGTCACCGTTTCCGAACTTGTCCGCTACGCACTCGAAGAATACCTAAAGGACCGCAAAGCATGAGCGAAATACGCGCCCAGGACTATTTCGCGGTAGTGCCCGAATGGGTGATCTACGCCGATATCTCGAATGCAGCCGTACGCCTTTACGCGGTGCTCGCCCGTTTCGCTAATAGCCAGGGCCGCGCATGGCCATCACGGCGCACCCTGGCGGAGCTTATGAAGTGCAGCATGTCAAGCATTGACCGCGCAAAGGACGAACTAATTAGCGTCGGAGCGTTGAGTGTGGAACACCGCACCAACCCCGCCGGCGACCCGTCCAGCAACCTTTACACCATCTACACGCACCCACACGGCAAGCCGGCACCCTCATCACCTATGGTGAAGGGTAGCCGCGTCATTGGGGGGAGGGGTACCTCCACCGGTGACGCACTAAACAGAGCCAATATGAAACAGAACCAAATAGGGAAACCGTCACCGATGACAGACACGCGACCCGCTTGCCCGGAATGTCTCGGCAAGTATCGAACCGGCTACGACGACGGCACTGAGGGCCTCGCCCACGTATGGATAGCCACCGCCGGATTCGGAGACAAACCAGGGAAAGGCATCTACGTCGTCTGCCAAGCTTGCGACGGAACCGGAAAGGACGCCAGGAAATGAGACATGACCCGACGGAAGTGAAACTCGGCCTGCAATACATCGCCAACAATGCAGCCGACGACGTGGCGGCTACTAATTGGCGGGCCCGCAGATACCGCGAATTCGCGATGGACGCGATGGCATACATCAGACACCTTGAGGGCGAATTACGCCGCCAGGGATTCACCGAATACAACGAAAAAGAGGACAACAATGACTGACAACGGCACATTCCGCGACATGGTGGAGGACCTCCAACATGAGCTAAATGAGATTCACTCCAAGCTCCGGAGCCTTGCGTTTGACTTGAAAATCGAACGCGAGGTCCATGAGAAAACATGGGCCCAAAAGGAAAAACTAGAACGCCAAAACGAAGCACTCCGCGACGTGGTACGCGCCGCACAACTCCTAGTGGACCTCAAACACGTCACCGGCAACCTCACCGACGAAACATTCGCCAACCTCACGGCAGCACTCCGTTCATGGTACGAACCGAATGGCGGCGGACGTGATTGAGCCCTACTACCAGGACGAAGCCGTCACCATCTACAACGGCGACTCCATGCAAATCATTCCGCAGCTTGAAAACATTGGCGCGGTAATCACTGATCCACCGTATAGCTCCGGAGGTGCTCACCGTTCGGACCGCACCCAAAGCACCGTAGCGAAATACGTGAACAGTGACACGCAGGCATACCGCCCCGAATTCGCCGGCGATTCACGCGACCAACGGAGCTTCATGACGTGGTGCACGTTATGGATGGGCGCTTGCTACAACATCGCCACGCCCGGCGCTCCGATTGTGTCCTTCATAGATTGGCGACAGCTCCCCGTACTCACCGACGCAGTGCAGGCCGCCGGTTGGGTATGGCGCGGCATTGCCGTATGGGACAAAGGATTTGGACGGCCCCGCCCCGGCGGATTCTCAAACGCCTCCGAATATGCGCTATGGGGCACCAAAGGCCCGCTGGAACCGCGCGAAGTGTACCCGCCCGGCATATTCCGCAGCAGCACCCCAAAAGACCGGCAACACATAACACAAAAACCCGAAGCCGTCATGGGGTGGCTCATGCAAATCGTCCCGCCAGGGGCCACCATTCTCGACCCGTTTATGGGCTCCGGCACCACACTCAAAGCAGCAAAGGAACACGGCTACAAGGCCATCGGCATCGAGGTAGACCCGTCATTCTGTGAAATCGCCGCCAAGCGATGCGCCGAAACCATCACGTTCCAACACAACCACGAAACCGAACCCGAACAAATGGACCTATTCCAATGAGCACACCATTTGCGGCTCGATGTGGTCTTGTGTTTCATGTTTCGCGCAAT